ATAACTTTCAAGACATCTTCAACAGTTGCCTTAGGTAATTGGTCAGCGACAACCCAATAGAGCGGCATAAAAATGTCCGCTGCTTCTGTCATCTCTTCCACGGTAAGTGGGTCATTCTTTTTAGGCATAGTCATTCATTCTCCGTTGCATAAGTTGCCAAAGTTTTAGTGTTACTTCTGTATCTTGAATACAGTAATCAAGCATCTCTGGGGTGTAAGTTTCCCAGCTACCTTCGTGCTTGCCGAAGTCTCCTTTGAAGCACTTCAGTCGATAGCCCCACGCTTCAAGGGAGTGACGACCGTAGAGCCGTTGAGGCATTCCCAACGGGCGACGCTCGAAATCTCTATCAGCAATGTGGGGATAAAACAAGCGAGACAGAACAAGAGTATCAATGGCTTGTCCTTGAGGAGTGAAGTCAGGATATTGTTCTTTGAGGAGCGGGATGTCATAGCCAATAATGTTGTGTCCAATAAGTACGTCAGCTTGCTCAAGTTGTTTTACACCTTGAAGCAGGTCACGCTCAGGCAGATGGTCAAAGACTGATGCCTCGCCAGTGCCTGCGTCACGCATAACAATGCAGTGAATACGTGAGCCACGCCGCAGTAGGCCGGTGCTCTCAAGGTCAAACAGTAGTTGTGTCTTCATTGTGGGTAGTTGTTAAATCTGCTGGATCATATTCATCCGTTTCAAATGGGTTCGAGTCTGGGAAGAGCTCTTGGTCAATGTTGCGGTCATATGTATTCTTTGAAAATCTTGGGTCTTCATCTAAGAAGATTGGTTCAATGGCAATAGATACTTCACGTGCCAGTCGTGCTGCTCGTCTGAATTCATCTTTGTAGAACGGTTCCCACTCGTGAGCGAGTACAACAATGCGTTGAATACCCATCACGTGTGCCTGAAAGACAGAGCTAGAGAAGGGATAGCGAGTGCTGTATATGGTTGAGCCGATGGCACCTGTAGCAGACTTAGCTGCTGATGCAACGGCATAAGCGAGGCAATCAACTTCTACTTTGCTGTCGGTAAGTAGGCTCCGTCCATCACCAATGATTTCTCGACCACGGACAATGATGCAGCCACCTTTAGCTGACGGGTGAGTGGAACCCCTGGCTACAGCTTTAGCAATCTCGATAAAGTATCGGTCTTTATTTTTAATGTAAGTCGGGTCTCCTGCTGGGCTAGGCATACGTCACATATTTGATTCTTTGTTTCTATATTAGGTAGTGAAACCCAAAGATGTGATACCAAATGGATAACAAAGACAAATATTACTGGCAACTGCCTGGGGAAGAAAAACGCCCGTTTCATTTAGAAAGTAAGCACGCAACGAATGACAAGTGGCTTGCATTTGGCAAGGACGGAGACGCTGTAAATAGCCCATCTCACTACACAAATGGTAGTCAAGAAGCAATTGTCACCATTGAAGAAGCTATTGAACCTGCACCATCGGTGAAGGCTGGCTTTCTTCAAGGTCAAGTACTAAAGTATCTCCTTCGTGTATGGCTTAAGGATAATCCATTGGAAGACTTACGCAAAGCACGTTGGTACTTGGATCGCTTAATCTCAGCGCTAGAATGATATAGGCGCGGGTACGCGCCCTGCTAGCAGCGACGGAAGTAGATATATTTGTCTCTTACTTCTAGGTGCTCGTGATCTAATATATGTGAAGCCAGTGCTGGGTAGATATGATCAATATGTCTAGTGGTGTGCTTGAAGTAGACAGCGATACCTTCAGCTAGTTCAGGATCCTCAGGGATATACCAAGCCGTCGGCATAAGACACTCCCAAGTCTCAAGATCAGAAGACACCCAGCTGTTCAGTTCCTCTAGGCGCTGAGCAGTTTTTACTATGTGAACTTCGTGTGCTTCAGAGACAGGGAGATTGTGCTCATTTTGATGGAGCAGAGCGTGCTTCCACATCAGTGTTCCATCTTTATGGATGAGCCTACAAGGATGAACCTTGTTACCTGACGGCAGGTTATAGAAGAAACTAGGTGAAATATGCTTACTCATCACAGCTTACCTTTGTTCTCTTCAAAATAAGCTAGGTCTTTAGCCCAGTTATCACCTGCGTATTCATTGTAAATAACACGACCTACGTCACGGAACTTGTTATAGAACAAGGTGACTTTGTCAATGTCATTGAGTGTTTGGTCAAGTGGTGGACCATAGACTAGCAAGTTCCAAGTAGAAGGAGAGACTGATTCAAAACCGTTGGAAGTAGCTCGTAGTTGTTTAACTCGTTTGAAAGGAATACAGACAGGGTAATCCCAAATAACAGGAGCAGCCCGAAGTAGCTCCGATGCACTACAGAAAAATACAAAGCTATTAATGTATCCATTGCGATACTCATTGATTGTCTTGTTAAGCCACAGGCGACAGTCGCGGACAGCACCTTTAGGTGATACCCAGACGTTGCCGTGCCAGTGTTCTTTAAGGCAGTTAACTTCAATGCTTGGCACTGCTGTGGCATCTACAAGCACTTGCTGTACAGGATCACTTGTAGGGTCAAAGTCAATGCTACCCATCACCTCACGCGCACGTTCAATGAGCTGCGGTGTTGGATACAAAGGCAGTTTAAGTCCCTTGGCTTTGAGCTTATCCGCTAAATTCTTCTGCGAGCGCTCTAAGGCTTTCTTGGCTCCGACCTGCCTCGACTGCAAATGTTCTTGTTCCAGCATCACTGATCAATGTAATTAGTACGTTTTTAGACCAGTCATTTTCATCAATCTCTTCCATCAATCCACGCAGAAACTCAAGGATCTCGTCATCATCTTCTCGTTCTGCCACACGAATGTCGAACTCGACAGCGTGACCAGACATAAAAGTAGTGGAGTCGTTGCAGAGATTAATCACAAGTGAACCAGCACCGTGCTGCTCTACACCTCGAATAGCAATGTCAATCATATCCATAAGGATAAGCTCAGCAGTTGCTACCAAGAATTTCTGTTCGTTCTCTTTCTCTTGTCCAAACTTGTCAGACTTAATGAGACTTTGAAGCAGATCGTTTCTTCTAGACATATTTAAATGACTCTTTGTTTAGGATAAGTAAATTAATAATCATCTGTGGCATTCTCTTCATTATCAGTTGGTTTATTGAGAGAATCTGGGTTAGGCAAAGATGATTGGCTGGGATGACGGCCAGCAAGCATATCTTCCATCACTGCTTCAAACTTAGTAGCAAAGTGTGAGTCAGGGTCAAAGATTAGATTAGCTCGTTCGTCAAGCTCTTCTTGTTCAAATAATTTCTCTTGTTCTTTCATTGCTTGCTCAATCACATACTCAGCAACACGTTGTTTGAGTGTATGAAGCTGGCACTGAAGTTCAAAAGACTCAGCATAGCTGTCGTGGTCTACAAAGACTCCAATTTTTTGTGGAATAATATGAAAAGGATTACAGCAATACTTATTGCCGCAAGTAGTTTTGACCCCGGTAAAACCAAGGTCGCCCCAAGTGAACCACATAGCAACCCGCTGAGGATGATGCTGCGTCGAACTACTAATTCCATGTCGTCTCCAAGCAAACTGTGGTTGTTCAGTACGCTTATTGATACAGCCTTTCCAGTTCCAGCAGTCCTCAGGTGAGCCGATCTCAACTTGTGACCAGAACTTCAAGGCACGTTTCTGCTCTTTTTTAAGCAGTCGGTCGATGTCAAATGACAAACGACCTTCACGTGCAGCAGCTACACAGCGTACACAGGCTTGATGACTATCAAACCGCATTGATGTAGAGCTAAACCTGCCGACAGAGTGACCGGCATACAGGCAAAGCTCACCTTCTTCAGCTGTGTTTGACAGCTGTAGGTTACGACGACCGTATGCGTGACCGCCGCGTTTCTTAGCAGGCTGAGCTTCTGACATCAGAACTCTCCTTCACTGCGGACGTGAGTACCACCGTGCGCTGGATACTGCTCTTCAGTAGACAGTAGTTCAATGTTTGCATTGATAGTGTATTCGTAGCGAGTAGAGTTCTCGTATTTAATACGTACCAATTTTGCACGGGGGGTGTAGTACTCAGGGCGTCCAACAACAAGGGCAGTCATATTGTTTGTTTTGACGTAAACGCGCTGCCCGATTTTGATATCTTTTGCAAGCATAATATCTCTTTCGAATAACTAAAGTGTAGTGTAAAAGTATTAATTAGGTGACGTAATTGTCAGAAATCTCTGAGGATGTGATCTTCATTGAGAGGATCATCAACAGGCCTTCGCCAGATACGTACTGACTTAGATTTACCTGACACAGGATCTTTTCTACTGGTCACAAGACGACGCCAGCCCATTGACTGGAGAACGTCAGCAACACGTCTACCTTCACGACGACCTTGGCTGCGAGGATCGAGCTCTAGTGCGTTGGTCAGGACCTCAGCAGCTGTAACCTCTTCACGGATAGTGACGTAGGCGGCAACTTTATCCATCCAAGGGTCGGGGTCACCGAATTCTTGGATGTAGTCAGCAATAGCAGCAATCTCACCACTGTTGAATTCATATCCAACGTCTGCTCGATACGCTTGAACAGCAGCAGCCCAGAGGCTGTCACGCTCAGCAACTAGTTTCTTCCAAGGAATTTGGAAGCCACCACCAACTTCTAGCGGGACAAATCGACGATTGCCGGTGCTATCAACCAAAAACTGGTTGCGATTAGTAGTACCAATGAGAACAAACCTACGCTGAAGCTTACTAGGTAGCGAAGCGTACGGAAAACGTACTTCATCTGTACGTGTAGTGATGAGGTTTTTGAAGTTCTCAATGTTCCGTACGTTGAAGTAGTTGTCAATCTCAGGAAGCTCAAGCAACCACGCAACGTGCAGCCTGTATTGTTCTTTCATCAGTGTATCTAACGGAGTTGTAATCTCCGAGAACAATGTGTCAGGAACAAGGTTGCGACTAAACATTGACTTACCCACACCCTGTGCACCGACTAGGATGGGTAGCCAGGACATAGAGCAGCCTGGGTTATAAGCCCTAGCTACAGCACCAATCATCATCCGCTGCATAGCAAGCGTTGCAATGTGGTGCTTATTACCTAGGAAGACTTCACCAATTCTTTCCCAGTCCTCGTGGGGCTTGGCGTGTGCTGCACAATGATCAAGGTAACGCTTGATAGGGCAGTACATATTCTTCCCAGCTGCATACTGAATAGCAGCTTTAATCCGTTGCTCAGGAATGAATACACCATTCTCACAAGCAAGCTTGGTGGTCATCAGGTCAAGGTCATTGCCCTGAAGTACACGTGTCTTGCCAAGGTGATCGGTGTACTCAATAGCACCTGTCAACTCATTCTTACGCAGGTCACCAAGGATCTCTTTGACTTTGTCAACATCTTCCTCGCGCTGTTTAGCCAAGTCATCACTTGACTTTTTAGGACGACCACGTTTCTTTACCGAAGAAGTTTCCGGTAGTGGTTCAACTTCAAATTCTCCTGACATAGGCTCTCCCAAAGCATTATTTAATACATCATCAAAACTAACTAGCGGATCGAACTCTGTATAACCAGCAGCCGACCCAGCTGCCCCAAATCTTAGGTTAGATGGGAGCCGTGAAGTCCAGTTAGGATCTTGCTTTTTAGCAAGTGAGTACAGTGTAGTGTGTCCCGAATAGTTACCGAGACCACGCCACTTAAAAGGTTGAATGTTTTCACTTTTCTCTCCGTGATGACCACGAAGAACCCAGTCAACCCAGTCGTCAAACAGTACTGACCCAACGCCAGCACAAGCTGCCATAACAGGCAGATAGTAATCCTCATACTCACCATCTTCCGATGGCCTTAGGAGGTTACCTAGTAGCCACTGACAGCGTTTAATGTCAATCTCTTCAGCGTCAGAAGTGACGAAATTTTCTTCGTCGTATCCAATGTCCTCAAGGAGAAATTGGGGTACAGGTGTTACTTCTTTGTTGAAAGTGAACTCGGCGTTAGTATTGCCGTACCACAGACGCTCAGGCTTTTGCCCACAGTTGTCTTTCAATCGGTCAAAGCCAAGGTCAGCAAGCAGACGATTGACAACTAACCAGTAAGCACCCCTGTGCTCCGACACTGTCTGAAGCTCCCGCTCTAGCGGAAACAACGCACGGAAACGGTGCTCTTCTTCGGTATGACTAGATGAAGTGTAAGTAGCTACACACCACTGGCGGGCGGTGTCTGTTTGCCAGAACCTTGCAAGTGTTGTATCACCATCAATATCAATGACGATGACATTAGAACCGCAGCTGTTTTCAGTAAGGCGATGACGACCAGCGAAGTGAGTAGCGGCCCAGCCGTACCCTGATTTAACCCAGCCCTCAAGCCATTGAACATCTTCATTGATATTCAGCCAACCCTTCGCTACTTTCTGCGGGTTCGTTTTGTTCTTGCACTCCTTGTGGACCGCAATCTTCAGCTTCATTATTATTACTCTCCATATCGTGGAACATTTGACAACGCTTTAGAAATCTGGACTCATATAAATCCATCTGGTCACCGTCAATAAAGATGCCTTGAGTAGTTTCCGGGGTGGAAACAATGATCAAAGCAACGTCACAATGATAACCTGTGCGTTCTTCTAAAGCGAGGCGGTAAGCCGCCATTTGTTGCGCACACTTTTGATACTTGCGGAATCCACCGAAGCCAATCCTGTCACCACGTGCAGGGAATTGTGAGCAGTAAGGAGCATTGCTGGTTTTAAAGTCAGCAATAACTTTTACGCCACCAATCTCACCAATCAAGTCAGGGCAGCCAGCGTAAAGGTGCTCTGTACTCCAGACGTAAGCAACCTCACGGTCATCACTGCGGAGGTGGTTCCAATCAGGACGCAGAGGTCTCTCAGACCAGTGCAGTACATCAAACCAATCAAGGTATTGACTAATGCCATTCCAGAAGTCTTGATACTGGTCAGGTACACCTGGGTCAAGACCACGCAAGTAGTTCTCACAACCAAGGTGAATAGCCGAGCCGCGAGTTGAGGCTTCCTCTAGCGCACCCGGATTATTCTTTTGCCACGTTCGCAGACCGGCCTTGGATTTCTCGGATTCGGTCGCGCTCAACACTGTTGTAACGCTTGGCATGTACAAACCTGAACACAGGTATTTGCGGTAACCAGAAGGTGTCTGGATACGAAAAGGCCGGTCTTGTGTGACCGGCGCAGTGTCATTACTCATAATAAATAATCAATAGTCGTCAGTCATCGGCGCTTCCTCTTGGTAGTAGCCGCTCTGATCTGTAGTTTGGGACTCTCCGAGAAAGGTTTGGTAGAGCTGACCGACAGCTTGTCCAACAGCGTCGGTAACCTGAGCAACAGCATTAAGTTCACTGCGCAAAGCAGCAACTTCCTGACGCAAAGCGACAGTGTGGTCCATCAAAGTAGGTGGACGTTGGATAGGAGCCTGTTGCTGAGGCTGAGCCTGTGGAGCAGTGGCTTTTGCTTTTTCAATGATTTCGGCAATGCGAGCCTGCATTTCAGGCGGCAAGCCATCGGTATTTACGTTAGACATTAGAATTCAGTTTCCTCTTCTACTTTTTTAGTTTCAGTTGCAGGAGCTACGTGGGCTCCGCGTTTGTCGGTTCCACCAGCTGGAAGGCCTTTCTCGTCAGTTTGTTTCCCATCGAAAGGATCTTTACCTTCAAAGAAGTTAGGAAGCCAGATGGTGTCTTTATTAGATGCCCATTCACTAGCGATTTTCGCTGGCACCTTTCGTACCTTCGGGAGAATGCTGTATGTAGTCTCCAGACCGGCTCCCTTGCGGCTAATCTTGATCGAAAAATTAGCAAGCCCATCTTCAGTCCAAGTGTAATCTTCAACTTCTTGAAGAATTTCGGTGAGTTGTTCTCGTAATGATTTTTGTTCAATGAATAGTACCTCCAATCGTCCACGTGCTGCACTGGTTGCTACCCAGGCAAGAAACCGCCGTGGCTTAACAAAGGTGCCGTCAATCTTTGGACGGTCTGGTTTAGACCAGTCAGTTTCTCGGGCGATGTCGTCTGGTTGACCAGGGTGGGAGCGTGTTACTACATAGCCGTTAAAACGAAGCTCTCCAGTCTTAGCATCACGTACTTCTGATGCGTACTGCCACCCCATAATGGCGTGCCCGGTTTCATAACATCCGAGCAATCGGAACTCTTCACTTTCTCCATCTTTAAGGCTGCTAGGTTTCCAATAAGGTTGCGGTTCTTTAGTTTCAATTTTATCTGTGGGTGCCTCTAGTAATTCAGGAGGCAAAACTTGTAGGGTCATATGATTTGTATATCAACCATACAAGCATAAGAGTTATTTATTCAATACGTGAGGTAATTTTTGGCATTAAAAAAGACCCTCAAGGGGTCATTTGGGGTATATCATTTACGTTTGTATATAGGAGCGTTCCAGCCAAACCAGCCTTCGTCAATATATTGTTGACGGTCAGTAATCTGGCGTTGGATCAATCTCCGCGTAGCCAGCTGCTGAGCCGCTAGCCTGTGGGTTCTGTCGAGTTTTCGGCGCATCTTTTCTAGTGGTAAAATCACTAGCGACAATGGCGCGATAAGGGCTGTCAGAGTCATCCTTGCGATATTCACGGATATAACCTTGAACACAAATGGGGCGTCCTTTACGAATGCGCTCAGTGAGTTTAGGCTTACGTGATTCGTGGGTTTCGAGATATAGCCAGGTGGTAACATCAGAGTTATCAAGTGTAGTTCCAATTTTCACAGCGCACTGCCCATTCTTACGGTCACGAATTTCATCGGAACCAAAGAATGCATTACCAAGTACAACTTGGTTGCAGTACATATCCTGTGGTACGTTTGTTTCAATCGTAGAAACAATAAGGTCAAGAGGCTTAGTTGTATCATCACTAAACACAAGATTGCCGGTAATCAACGCACGGTTGCCTTCTTTCCAGTTGGTGAATGCGTCTAGTTTGGCACCTGCACGGTCGTAGCAGAGAAGCCGAAGTCGGACTTCAGAGTTACCGTTGCCACCGGGCACAACAGCATCAGCACTGCGATAAGAAAGCCCGTAAGCTGTAACCGGATCTGGGCTAGTAGATTTAAGTACAACAGTTGCAGCAATAAAATTCATTATGTCTGTTCATTGGTCAGCCTCTAATATAAGCACTCAACCCCACATTGCGCGAGCAATAGTTGGAAGTTCAGTGTCAAGAATTTCACCAATACTACGAGCGATAGACATATGCTCTCGCTGCGTTCCGTTATCACTGCGTAGGTCAACATAATGCAACCAACTGCGGATAGTCCCAGACATATACAGACGTGTCACGGTATTCAATGGTAACACTGAACGTGCACATTCTTTAGCAACATCAGAGTGCAGCAGTGATTCATATAAAGCAATACCTTCGCGGAAGTGGTCGTCAATACGCTGCTGATAGTACTCAGTAGTTTCAGTAGGCATGTCGTCTATAGAGTTCTGCCTGTTCTTGGTGTCTTGCCGACGTAACTCGGGCAATACAGTTGCGAACGAATCTGTTGGGATCGCATAGCGCTGCGAGAACTCTTGAAATGAGAAGGATCTGTGACGCAGAATTTGCGGTGCAATAGCTCTAGTAGTGTGGATCTCGACGCACATACTTGCCATCTCAAAGGGTGACCAGTGCTTATGCTTAATGCAGTATCGGAGTAGTCCATCAACTTCAGGGTTATTTTCGTTGTTGGGGTTAGAGACACGGGCAATCTTGCCGATAAGTGCTTCAGCGTTTGTAGTTATCCAAATTAATTTAGCTGAGTGCATGTCTTACTATAAGTGTACGTAATTGTTTGATTGTGAGTTTTTTAGCTCGCTCTCGTGTAATCTCACAGAGCTGCTCTATGTATTCAGATTTCGTCATCGACTTTAGCTTGGATTCTTTCGATTTCTTTTGCTTCTCCTTCATAGTATTTACGCCATTCTTTCAGTGATAGCTTAAACGCCTCAACGATTGTATCACCGACTGATGGGTCATCACCTTGTGCATCAGCAATGATATCGCTGAACATATCGGTGTAGTAACGGAGAGTGCCGTAGGATTCAGTTGTCATAATCGTTATCGTTGTTATTAATCATCAGTTTGAATTTTACCGTAAAGCTTTGGTTTAATACGACCATAGCCACTCTCGATTGAGTGGATAGGATTATCTTTACCTAGCTTGTCGTAATACTCATCAAAGATATCAGCTTTGGAGTAGGCACGTACAGCATCAAACTGACGCTCACCATCTTTAGTAAAGGTAATAATGTGAACGTCAGTAGGTAGTTCGCTGTCGTCAAAAGTGTCAGGACAAATCCCTGTTTCAACGACTTGAATTTTAGTTGGCATATTAGGCGTATTGTGGCAGGTTCTGGTTAGCAGTCTCAAAAAACGCGGGCATCCGACTTGCTCTAGTTTCCATTAACCCTTCGGCCTTTCCTCGTGTGTATAAACTATCTGAACTTGCAAGCCAGAAATTGCTGGACAGATGCTTGTGATCACTCTCCCCTTTGAGGGACTGAAGGCACCACGCGACCGTAGCGCGTCTAAGATTGTTGAGGGTCTTGTCAGATTTAAGACCGAGCGCTTCGCATACAAGTGTGTTGGCTGCGACGTGGGTCTGCTCATCTCGGGAGATGTCGGCTGAAGTGGTACGCAAACCCGTGTCCCCGAGGAACCGGAAGATTGGTAGGAGAACGAAGAAGACGGATCTCTCCAGTACAACGGCTTTAAGGACAGGGTGCCTGTCGAGTTCGAGCCACGTTTTACAAATGTGCGCAGCCTCCTTCTCAAACCGAGGGGAGACTCCATGTGCTTCAGCAGCGAAATTAAGCGCGATATCATGATTTTCTTCATCAGTTACATTGCTAGCAAGCAGCTCCTTGCAGCCTTTCACATCAGGCAGGTCGCCTTTCATAGCGTCGCTAATGAAGTCACCCACAGGAATTTCAAGGCAACGAAGTGCTAGTGCTCGTTGAATGACTTCTTCACCGCCATCAAGCAGCTGACCAGCAGATACTTTGACCGGAGTCCAAGTACGCTTGCGCTGGTGCAAATGAATGTAAGGAGTTTCTGCTTTCATTATCTTATTAAAGGTTTAGTGGGCTTCTTTTAATAAGAGATTTTCTTATTAAAGGTTTGGTTTACTCAGCGCAGCCAACACAGGCTGCTGGGTCATTGAATACATCAAGGACATTATCATCAGCATCATCATCGAAGCCAAACATCTCACCGAAGTTGCCATCGAGTGCTGCTAAAGCATCATCCTTAGCTTGTGTATTCTGCATCACCTGAAGTGAGTAATACATACTGGTTTGCGGTGAAGCCAACCAGTTATCAATAAACTCAGGTGTGTACTGAACAACATCGCTCCAGGTGTTAAAGCTGTATCCATGGCAGAGGCCAGTTCGGTCAAGCATTTCCATAATGCCGTCAACTACATTTTTGTAGCTGTCCCAACCAACCTCTTCAGCTGTTTCTACGGTGCCGTAGTCATACTGTTGAACGCCGAAGGTAGAGCTGTCCCTATCAACAGTGCGCCCGATGGGTGGAGCCAATTCGGGGGCTGTTGTATAGCCTGCTCGGTCTGTGTAGCGATAGGAACAAGAGGCAGTAGGAGCGATTGCAAATGCTCTATCCATATTGGAAGCGCGTGCAATATCAGCTGCTGCGTTGATCCCATTCTGAAGTGCTAGAACTATCTTACGAGCAGCAGGAGTCACTGTTGTGTCGTAGCTTTCATAGAGGTGTTGCTTGAGTGCTTCACCGAATTCAGCGTACGTAACCCCTTCCAGCGCAAGGAGATTGGCGAGACCAAGCATTCCAAGTCCGACCTGACGGTCTTCCTTTTGAGTTAGATACTCACCAGTTTTCTCTACACCAGTTTTGCTGTGGAGTTCCACAAGTTCTTGCATACCAGCAGTGAATGCCAAAGGCAATTCTTCTGGAGTACATGCACCAAGATTAATGTGTTCAAGTAGACAGGTGCCGCGTGATTTGAGAAAAACTTCAAGACAGACATTTGCATAGACACGGTCGCCACGTTGGTCACGCTTAATCTTTGCAAGCCAGATATCGCCCCTAGCAATGCCTTGGAGGATGGCTTCTTTGACTTTAGGCGTAGCCATATCCCACATCACGTTAGAGAGGTCTACACAGCGCTTAGCCCACGGAATTTCGTGGCGTGGCATATTGACGAACTCCAGAATATCTGGATGGTTTAAGTCAAGATGGAGCACAACTGCTCCATTTTTGTAGACACCACCGCGACGCAGCTGCTCATTCAAACAAGAATAGATTTTCCCGAACGAACAAGGACCAGAGGCAACAAGCCCTTGGCCGTTATCTGTTCCAGCGGGTCGGATGTTACTGAGGTGGACGGCAACTCCTGCTCCGTATCGGAGTGCGTGGGAGACGAACCTCCAGCTTGCTTCAATTCCATTTGGTCCTTCCATACTGTCTTCAACAACAAACACCGTGCAGCTCACAGGCAGACGGCTAGTAGGGTCGTCAATCCAACTTTGAACTCGTCCAGTGCGTGCAATTACTTGATTATTTTTCATTAGTGCCGTAGTGATTGAGATGTACATCAGGCACACACGACATAAGGTCGGGTGGCTGGTAATTAGGGCCTTTCAGTACCTTGCCGTCAGGTCTGAAGATTGGCTTTCCTTGTTCATCTAGTTTACTCATATTCGATTCAAACACGAGGGTCATTGCCTTGTCTAAATCGAGATTAAATGCTGCTGCAAATTGATAGCAGACGAACACCAGATCAGACAGTTCTTTGAGCAATTCTGTGCGCCTGTCTACGTTCTCAGGGTCTGCAAAGCATTCGCCAGCAGCTTCAATAAACTCTTGAGATTCTTCTTCAATTAAACAAACTTGCATATCCCACAGCTGCTTTTTAATGAAGCCGTACTGGGAAATGTTATCAAGACTTTGTTGATTAAAGAGTTCTCTAAAGCGCTTAGCTTGTTCTTGTAATGTCATTATTTATCGCGAAGGGTAATACGACCTCTGCCGAGATCATAAGGACTAAGTTCTACTGTAACTCGATCACCTACAAGCAATTGAATCTTGCGAGTGATAAGTTTTCCTGATGCTCGGCAAAGGCATTTATGTTCAGCAGGTTCGTCAAGTTCAACATTGAAATATCCGTTACCGCTCTCTTTATAAATAGTGCCCTTCGCCTCAATGACGTTGGCTTTCTTGCTCATTCTGGGTGTGCGTAAGTATATGCGTCGAGGGTTGCTTGAAGATGTTCAATAATATTGTTAGCACCTACAAAGCGTTCAACAGTCTCTTCTTCAAGGTCGCAGAACTCATAACCCATATCGGGGTCATAGTCACATTGGACAGTCTCGTGAACAACAACAAGTGTTGGTGTCAGTTCAACGTTGAGCTCTTCAGCGAGAGCCGTGCGTGCGCCCGTTTCTGTTTTAAGCGGTACAAAGTCCAGTTCAGACTTCTCCGCATCCGACAGAGTTTGGATGTGATCTTTGAGGCGCTTGCAAGGAGGACACCCGTCTTGGGTAAAAACATAGCAGTGATACTGTTTCATCATTAAATTACTTCAATGGGTTCATAGTCCATATGCTCTTTGTCTTCAATAATGAAGTCAGGCATATATTTGAGTGTTTCTTGTTCCCACTCTTTGTATTCTTCTTCAGTCATTAAGCAGGTGTACCATCTGTGAAATAAAAACCACCAATACAATTATCGACATTAGATGTAGATACGTGGCGAGAATGTTGGTAACAACG